ACGAGTCCGAAATGATGGCATCTTACCTTAAGAAGCTTGACGAGTACACACAGCCAGAAACTGCTGAAAACGACAAGCCAGGCAAAGGCGACAACGGCGACGGTAAGTCTCCAGTAGCTGGTGCTAACGACATGGGCGGCAATGCTGCAAATATCGTCGGCGGTGGCGAAGCTAAAGGCCGTCCTGCTCCTTCCGCTAAAGAAGAGAACATGGGCAACGTAAATACTCCGAGCGCAAAGACACAGAAGCTAAGCAAGGGACCTAAGGGTGCTGATAAGAAAAGCGATGGTGCTAAGTCTCCGGTACGTAAAGCGTAAGTTAGCTTGAAAGGAATCAGGATGATCAACTTAAGAGAAAACCTAACATTTGACGAGGCCAAGATAGTTGTCGAGTCTACTAATGAAGGCAAGGATTTGTTCATGAAAGGAATTTTTATCGAAGGTGGCGTTAAGAACGCTAACCAACGTGTTTACCCTGTGAATGAAATTCAAAAAGCTGTCGAATCTATCAATGAACAGATCAAAGGCGGCTATTCGGTACTCGGTGAAGTTGATCATCCTGAAGGTCTTAACATCAACCTCGATCGTGTGTCACACATGATCGAAACTATGTGGTGTGAAGACTCAAAAGGGTTAGGCAAGTTGAAAATCTTGCCTACACCAATGGGCCACCTAGTTAAGACTATGCTCGAAAGCGGTGTTAAGTTAGGTGTTTCCAGTAGAGGTTCTGGTAACGTAAGTGAAGACGGTAGTGGCAACGTAAGCGATTTTGAAATTGTAACCGTTGACATTGTAGCACAACCAAGTGCGCCGAGCGCTTACCCAAGTGCTATTTACGAACACCTAATGAATACCAAAGGCGGATATAAGGCAATACAACTAGGCAAAGACGTCGTTAGCGACACAAAGGCACAAAAATATCTAAAAGAATCGTTGGTTAACATAATCAACGGTCTCCAATAACAGGAGAATAATATGTTGGATGCACTAAAAACATTATTTGAAGGTAATGTAATATCGGAAGAAATCCGTGCAGACATCGAAGAAGCGTGGGAAAAGAAGCTTCACGAAAACAAGATGCAGGCAACTGCTGAGCTACGTGAAGAATTCGCACGCAAATACGAGCACGACAAGCAAACAATGGTCGAGTCCATTGATACTATGCTTGGTGAGTCGCTTGCTGAAGAAATTGCAGAATTCCAAGAAGATCGTAAGCAACTAGCAGAAGCTAAAGCAAAGTATGCTGTAGCTATGCGTGAAAATGCTGATAAGCTTGAAGGTTTTGTAATGGAGCAGCTAGGCACAGAAGTTTCTGAACTACATGAAGATCAAAAATCAGTAGCAGCTAAATTTGAAAAGTTAGAAGAATTTGTTATCGAAGCTCTTACTAAAGAGATTTCGGAATTCTATAGCGATAAGAAAGATCTAGCTGAAACTAAGGTTAGACTAATGCGTGAATCAAGAAACGCATTTGACGAAGTAAAGAAAGACTTTGTCAAGAACAGTGCGCAACTTGTTAACAGAGTTGTAAGTGAATCACTTAAGAGCGAACTATCGCAACTTAAAGAAGATATCACAATTGCACGTGAAAATGATTTTGGGCGTAGATTGTTTGAATCCTACCAGCAAGAATATGTTGGAAGTCACTTAAACAAGAAGTCCGAAACAGCAAGACTCTTAAACGTTGTGTCTGAAAAAGACGCAAAGCTTAAAGAGGCAGCGAAGGCGGTTGCTGTTGCCAAAAAACTATCAGAAAGCAAGAATACTGAAATCAAGCTTCTGAAAGAGAGCATGGAACGTAAGGACAAGGTTGATGGTCTTCTAGCTCCACTTAACGTGAAGCAGAAAGAGATCATGAACGATTTACTAGAAAGCGTTCAAACTAACAAGCTCGAGACAGCGTTTAACAAATACTTACCTGCGGTGATTGAAGGGGACACTCCTAAGCCTGCAGCTGGTAAAAAGGCACAGATTAACGAAGGCACAGAAATAACAGGCAATAAGATAATTAATAACAGTTCTACAGCAGAGGCAGAGGGCAACGTAGTTGATCTCAAGCGTCTTGCAGGCTTAAAATAAGGAGAGACCAAAAATGTCAGAACTACTAGAAGGACGTTGGAACGACACTAAAGTGGCGTTACTTGAAGGCCTAGCAGGCAACAAGAAGTCCGTAATGGAAGCAACTCTTGAAAATACTCGCAAGTATCTTTCAGAGAGTGCAACAGCTGGCGCTACATCTGCTGGTAACGTTGCAACCCTTAACCGTGTGATTCTTCCTGTAATCAGACGTGTTATGCCAACAGTAATTGCTAACGAACTAGTCGGCGTACAGCCAATGACTGGTCCAGTTGGTCAGATTCACACCCTACGTGTTCGCTACAGCGACACTGCAGGTGCTGGCGCTGCTGGTGCAGTAGCTGGTGAAGAAGCACTTAGCCCATTCAAGATTGCTGAAGCTTACTCCGGTAACGCTACTACTGCTAAAGCAGATAGCACAGCAGCACTTGAAGGCTCCGCTGGTAACCGTCTAAGCATTCAGATCTTGAAGCAGACTGTTGAAGCTAAATCCCGCAAGCTATCCGCTCGCTGGACGTTCGAAGGTGCGCAAGACGCACAGTCGCAGCATGGCATCGACATCGAAGCAGAAATTATGGCTGCTTTGGCACAAGAAATTACTGCTGAAATCGACCAAGAAGTACTATCCAGCCTAGACACTCTAGCTGGTACAGCAGTTGAAACATACGATCAAGCAGCAGTATCTGGTACAGCTACTTTCGTTGGTGATGAGCACGCAGCACTTGCTGTTCAGATCAACAGAGCAAGCAACCTAATTGCTCAGCGTACACGTCGTGGCGCTGGTAACTGGGCAGTTGTAAGTCCACTAGCACTTACAATTCTTCAGTCCGCAACTACTTCTGCGTTCGCTCGTACAACTGAAGGTACTTTCGAAGCACCAACTAACACTAAGATGGTTGGTACTCTTAACAATGCTATGAAGGTTTACGTGAACACCTACGCATCCGACGGTGCAGCAGTACTAGTTGGTTACAAAGGTTCTAGCGAATCTGACGCAGCAGCGTTCTACTGTCCATACATTCCGCTAATGTCCAGCGGTGTAGTACTGGACCCAAGCACATTCGAGCCAGTAGTTAGCTTCCTAACCCGTTACGGTTATGTTGAACTTTCTAACACTGCTTCGTCCTTGGGTAACGCAGCAGACTACCTAGCTAAGGTTGCTATTACTAACGGTAACGTTTCCTTTAGCTAAGTTTAGCTTAATACAAGAAAATAGGGCCTACGGGTCCTATTTTTTTGACTTTTTTTAATTGACAAAAACTTTATTGTGCGTTATAGTAATAATACACATTAAAGGACTACATTATGAAAAACGTACTTATGTCTACTGCTATTTCAGGCGCTGTTTTCGCTATCGTTGGTTTGGTAGCTGGTTTACTGGTATTCGGTTCCAGTGAACCATCTGTCGAGACTGCTGAATTCAAACAGCATCATTTCAACGTTGAGTCTGAAGAAGTCGTCTGCGAAACAAGCTACTACAAACGGATGGAAATCGTTGGTCGCGAAGAAAACGGTGACCCGATCGCCGATACAATCTTCTACCGTCGCATCACGCCACTGTTGAGCCCTAACTGGGTTTCAGCCAACTTTGACATCCCAGCAACGACTGATGATTGGGACGGGTTTCCAATTCCGGTTCAAGCCGATGTAGAAGGTGTTAAGTACGGTGTGGTAGCAACTGCCGTATCTACTGATGGGATTGTGTCTATGAACCTTCTCGTACAACTAAACGAGACACCAGTATCCAAAGAAGTCTATGCAGCAGCACCACAAGCAACCTGTGTGGTCCTATTCTAAATACAACCTATCTTATGATGATTTGTAATTAGGCATACTAGTGTTATCAGCTAGTATGCCTTTTCTTTTATGTTGATAAATACAATGTCTAAGACTTATGCTGTTACCCGCAGCGTATTGACCTAGAACGTCAACATAGGAGAAACAAATGGGACGTCCTTTAAACAAAAGATTCTTTGGTGATCCAGCTACTGCTGACCAGCGTGCTGCTGGTACTGAAACACAAGAAAACATTCGTGTAGAAGCACATGTAGGTGGTTCCGGCGATGCTGCTGCGTACATTGTTAACCAAAAAGGTTCTAACAAATTTACAGTATCTAACGGCGCAGGTAACGCAACTGCTGTTTGTCGTCTAGTAGACAAAGCATTTTCTGCTTTAGCTGCTAACGAAATGGTTCTATTCGGAGCAGTAGACGGCGGCGAAAGTCGTGTAACACTGAAGAAAATTACTGGTCGTAAGGCTACTGATTACAATAACAATCAGTACACATGGTCCGTAGAAGATGACTCTACAGAAACCATTATTCGTCTGGTAGCAATTTAAGGAAAGTAAATGTCAAGAGTATTAAGAGTCACTGATGATAATTACAAGGTAATAGTTGATAATGGTTCAGCAGGAACTATTACTCTTGACACTACTGCTGACGCAAGTTCACTACAAGGTACAGTAGTTGTACGTGGTAACTTAGAAGTACAAGGCACAAGCACTACTATTGAATCGACTGTAGTTACTATTAATGATAATATTATCATTGTTAACGATGGTCAGACAGGAAACGGTATTAGTTCGTCATTAGATTACAAAGCCGGTTTAGAAGTTGATCGAGGCAACTATGATAACGCTCGTATAGTGTTTGATGATCAATTAGCATTTTATACAAACGGAGCAAGCGGCACCGGAAGCTGGAAATTAGAAGACGCTAACGGCGACTTTATGCCACTAGGCACAAACAGCATACGATCGTCTAGTAAGTTAAACTTAACACCAGTGAATAGTATAGTAAGTGTTGAGGGAGTAACTACTTACGAAGAGAATGTGTTTAACTACTCCGGCGGCATTATTACTGACCCGGGTAGCGGTCATGTACTCGACGACGATGCGTTAACTAGTGCTAAGGCAGTAAACGATTTAATTACATACAGATTAACAGCAGGCGGTGTAGCTACACTAACTGACGGAGATACTTTTGTCCGTCCTGAGGATTTTGATACATCGAGCTCGCCGAGTTTAATTCGATTAGCTGTTGATTCAAATACTCGTGTTTTAGTCTATGATGATCGTACTGAAATAGAAGAAATTAAAATTGAAGATAACGGAATCTTATCAACTACTACAGACGCAGACTTAGCGCTGAGTGCAAACGGAACTGGTTCTATAACTACTGCTTTCCCAATAAGTTTAGCTGAAATTACAGATCCAGCAGCACCGACAGATGGCACAAAGATATATGCTAAAGCAGAAGACGTAGGCGGCACTGGTGTATATTTCATTAACGACAACAGTTCTACTGGCGAACTAATAAGTAAAGATAAAGCATTGCTATTCGCAATGTTGTTTTAAGGAAACAAAATGGCAATCGCAACTAATCAACTAACTGTAGCACAACTTGACGCAATTACAGTGCCAGCTGGCAAGAAGTACGCAATACTAAACATCAGTGTTTGTAATAATTCCAGCAGTCAAGAAACTTTCGATCTACACTTTATTCCAAGCGGTGACAGCTTGAGCACAAGTGTAAATAGAATTGGAAATGCTATACCGGTCGACGGCACTGACACGTTTGTTTGGGACTTTAGCCGTGTTATACTCGACGCAGGTGACAAAGTAAGCTTTACAGCTTCGAACACTACTTTATCAGCTATTGTTAGCTACATGGAAGCATAATGAGATACGTTAAAAGACAAACTACTAATCGTGCTACTGTAAACGGTAAGGGCATTATATTTGATGTTAACGGACAAGTAGTAATGGATAGTACAGACATGATGCTAGTGCCAAAAGGCACTGATGCTAATGTTGTTACTAGCTATACTGAAGGTCACATTCGTTATAACACTGATTCAAACGAATTTGAATGTTATCAAAATGGTGCACTACGCAAGATGCGATTTAAAGAACCAACTACTATTACTCAGCAGAGCTTAGGTAACGGTGATGCTACTATTACTATGTTTGGCCCGCTTGACAGCGGAGACACAGACTACGTTGAACCTGCTGCTGCTCAAAATGTTTTAGTGTTAGTCGAAAACGTATTTCAGTTAGCAACTACAAACTACGCACTTGTACAAAATCCGTCAAGCGCAAGCACAGGGCAAGAAATTACTGCCGGTAGTTTCGTAACAAGCACAGAATACATTATTACTACTACTGGTACAACAAACTTTACACTTATTGGTGCTGCTAACAGTAGTCCCGGTACGGTGTTTACTGCAACAGGAGCAGGTAGCGGAGACGGAACTGCTCGACCAACTGGGTACTACTTAGAATTTACAAGCGCACCGGATGTTGGTAAGCCTGTAACAGTTCTTCACAATTTTGACAAGTAAGGATTAACTATGTCGTTTGGTATGGATACACAAGAGGGCGATAAAATTATTTCTAACATACTAGAAAGAATTAAGACAGCAGGTTTAACAGATCAAGATGCTTTAAAATCTTTATACGATCATCTAGATCATTTAAGCGACAGTACATTTTATCGAGAATCAAACGACATGCGTGTAAAGAAGCTAGCGATCAACTGGCTCGAACAAGAGAAAATCGTCAAGCCACGATTAGCTGAGTTTGTTACTATTTAATTTAAAATAGAAAAAATTGTTTGTAATTTTTTTCTAATTGTCTTACTACGCAGCGTCTTTACAATGCCTTGGTGTAATGGCTGCGGCCAATCATTATAGCTTGACCAAGCATAGCCGGAATGCTCGTCGTTTAGCGCAGGTATAAATTCTTTTTTAACTGTACATAGATACGTAAAGTAGTTAAACTTTTTATCTGTACTAACAAATGTCTCTAACGGAAACGTTTTAATAACATCAATATTGCCTACTTCTTCGTATATTTCACGATACAGTGCTGGCCCGGGAGCTTCGGTTATCTCGTTAGTACCGCCTGCTAGTCCCCAAACATTATTGTTTTTGCTTTGCTTACGAAATAAAAATAAAAATCTTTTAGTGTCTAAAGCGTAAATTAAAGCACCACTGCACTTAATACTCATACTAATATATATTTTAATTGTAATCTAAGCGCCAGGTTCCTGGAGGATAAACACCGTCGAACGCTTTTAACCACTCGCCTTCGTCTGGATTAAATTTATACTGAACATTAGAATTAATATTTGTAGTATAAATTGAAGTACTGTCCTTCTCTGCCTCGCTAGCATCAAATACTACGACCCATTTAGCACCGTCCCATTCGATAATATCGCCAGCACCTGCTACTAAGCTATCATTGCCACTTAGATCCTTCCAAGCGTCAGGGCCATCGTATCCAGCTGTTGTACTACCGTTAATTGATCCTAGTGTTAGTACTCGCATATTACTTGCTCTAGCAGTGACAGCATCAAAGTTTTGCGGATTGATGATTTGGTCAATTGTAGCTCTGTCACCGTGCGGGCCTGAGATAACAGTATCACTAGGAAAGCTATCTAAGTCAAAGTTAACATCGAGTACAGTCGGATCGCTTGAGCTTAGTGATAGTGTACCAGAAATTTCGTATCCTGTGTCTGCTCTTTTTAATTTTATTGTAGTTACATAATCTTTAAATTGGAACGGTAACGCAGTGATGTAACCTTCCCACGATGCTGTAGGCAGTCCTTCACCACGGTTTAGTCTAATAGTATTGTCTAACACAACAAGACTAGTGCTTTGGTAATTAACACCAAGCGCAGCATCAGCTACACCAATAGTAGCTCCGGAGTTTGTAACTTCTTCGACTACATTACCGTCGCCGTCTGTTTTAACAACAGTCTTAGAATCCATAGCTAGTGCTGCTTTATCTTGCCATTGATTGATTTCAGGTCGTGTAACGCCCTTTTCAATACTACCAGTATCGTCAGCAAATATACTGGTAATAATATTTGTAATAACCCCAAGGCGCTTGACTTTAGCAGGCGGATTAATAAAGATCGGAGTTTCAAAAGTTAAAGTTGAAATATCAATTTGATC